GGTTCCATTGCCATGATTTATCCTTTAGATAGCACGCGTAACGCCACGCGGATCGGCAACAACAGCTTCGATGCTGTCATCGTTAATTAAACGTAACTCTTGCCCGTTCACATGGATACGAGTGCCTGTATGTGGACGAATAACAACATAATCCCCAATCTTGCACCACGGTCCATTTGGGAACCTAGTCTTATCGCTATAGGCTTCTGCACCCATATCCAAGATGACCCCAATGGTTGTCATGATGCGTTCTTCATTGAGCGTACGTTCCGCCTTCAGAATCCCGGAGTCAAACTCTTTCTCAACAGTGGGTAGCGCAATCAGGAGCTTGTAGCCAACGGGCTTAGGCAACTGTTGTTCCATTTCTTCTTCGGTTACTTCAACTTGTTCAGTCATTATCGTCATCCATATAGTTACGAGCAAGATCGAGAATTTCACGTTGAGCGACACTGAGACCTTGGATCAGTCCGCACATATACTTGTAATGGGCAAAATCTTTACAAGCCCCATCAGCAAGTAATTCGGTAGCAGAGCTTTTATGCTCGTTTAATTTTTTAATCAGCGCGTCAAAGACGGTATTTGCCATGTTTATTCACCCTTTTTTGGAGCCATATAAGTCTTTAAAAAGTCCAATTTATGGCTATTTGCAGTCTGTTTTTGACTGTTTTCAGCGTTTCTGTCCTGCGATGCAAGGCGATTTGCCTCGTTTTGAGCGGAAATATCCAGCTTTTCCTTCTCTAATTGCAATTTAGCTACGGCTAACTGTGTATCTGCTTGGTCTTTTTGTGTTTTCCGGTCAATATCAGCCTTCTTGATCTGTACTTCAGCTTGTTGCAACTGGAATAACGGGTCTTGCTGCTGTTGTTGAGCCTGTTGCTGGGCAGCTTCTTGCTGATGCACCTGAGTTAACTGTTTGCCAGCGTCTGCAACGAGTCTAGCCAATTGAACTTCAATCTCTTCTGGCAATTCTTCGTCTGGCGCGGGCAATGTCACCCCTAATTGCTCTTCAATCTGCTTGCGATACCTGAACGCCATGTGTTCTGCAATGTGGGCTTGACCTGCTGCCATCATTTGTTGCGCCATAGGGTTCTGACCCATGCCTGCGGCAATCATTGGGTCTTGCATAAACGTGGTATGTGACGCAATGTGTGCATCTTGGTCTTGGTAAATGAACGCTTTGACTGGTTTGCCAATCAAAATTGCCATGTTTTCTGACACGGGGTCTTTTGGCTTCTGGTCATCGGTGGTTGGAACCAACTTGTCGGCGTTTTTAATGCCTAACACCTCAATCATCTGGCGGTGAAGTTGCGGCAAGTCGTAAATCTGAGGTGCTTGTTGCGCCATTTGCAACACGGCTTGGTACTGAACGACACGCTGCGCCATTGTGCTGCTGTTGGGGTCACTTACTGGGACAACTTCCACCAGTGCATAGTCTGATTTCTTGGCTTTTGGTTCACCTTGGTCTGGCTCGTACTCATACTCCTCTGGCGCGTAGTCTGCCATGATTGCTTTGAGCAGCTTAAACTCTTGTTTCATCGCGTAGTGAACACGCGACTGCACTGCTGCCATGGGCTTGAGTGTGCGCTCAAGCAAAGCTAACGTTGTACCGACAGGTGCGTTAGCACTCATGTCAGAGATGTTCATGTCACTGATCGCGCCGAGTCTGCGACCCTCATCAGTGATCTTTTGCAAGAGAGTCAGTAGCGTTTGGCTTGGCTCCTTGTAAGGCATCATCATGATGTTGTCTTTGATGCTGCCGCTTGGAACATCTACGTCCCTAAATTCGCCCGGCGCAATGGGTGTATCGTCACCCTTTACTCGCAGACCGCGAGACTTAAGGCCACCGGGAAGATTGCTAAGAGTGCCAGCATCAACAAGCTGACGAATAATAGAAGTACCCGCACGAGCATATCCTCCGATGATATGAATCAACCCCATGCCATAAAAGCCAAAGCCGGGGACATAGACGTAATGCACGAAGTGTTGCCGCTTGAGCTTTAGCTCATCTTCGGGGTTCCAGTTCCTACGAATAGCAAGAACGGTTGAAGTACTTTTTTCAATAGTAATGACGTATGGCTTGGCAAGATCATCTTCATCGTCCACGCCGGGGATGCAATAGTCGATGTGGATTTCGCACAACGAATATCTTTCATCATCAGCAAGCGTGTAGCCACCCTCTTCGGCTTTACGTCGCTCAATGTCAGTGTGAAAGGTCTCTGGCTCACCCAAGTCTACGTCAACGTAGAACCCACTGGCTTGCAGCTTTTTGACCTCGTTCTTAGTCTTACGCATGATGTGTGTCACGCGCTCTGCACTCTCAATGTGAGACGCACCGTAAGGGACAATCACATCTTCTGCCGGGATATAGATTGAAACCTGTCGGTTCAGGCTTGGGTCAAAGTAGACCTTCTTAAATGCCGAACCCGCTAGACCTAGCGAGTACAACGCACGCTCATGCTCTGGGCGGTACTCGACCATAACGTCCGTAAGTTCATAGTTCATGTCGGCTTCGACACGCTTTGCAGCTTCTTCTTTTTCTTTTGTAATCTTGCCAATAATCTGCGTTCTTACGGGACCCGCCGCAGGGAAAGTCTCTGACATGGCTTCTGCTTGGAAACGGATTGCCGCTTCTGCAAGCACCGTGGAGTACACGCCGCACGCATCTTGCCAAGGCTCTGTGCGCTCTTCGTATTTAAAGCCAAGCACGTCTAAGCCTTTGACGTAAGTATCCGCCCAGTCTTTGCGGCTGTTCACGTCGCCATCAACTAACTCAAGCAATTCAGAGGCGAGTGACTGCAACTCACCGTCATCAATCGTCTCTGCAAGGTTGGCGGAAAACTCATCATTGACTTCTTTGGCATCAGGGATCAAGGTAATCTCTACGCTGCCATCGTCTAGCGTGACCATCTTTGGATCGACAATGCTAATCTCAAGACCCTGTTCTTCTTGATCGTCCATCCCAAGAGGGGCGGCGTATAAACCTTTTTCCATGACTTATCCTTAGTAATACCCGCCTTTGCGGGATTTAAAATATCGTATGTCGTCAGGCTCATCTGTGGGCAAGCGAATAAACCCGCCTTGGCGAAACCGCGCCAATCCCATACTGATACAGTCCACCATATCGTCATGCTCAGAGGCAGGAAACGCCGCCAACTGCTCAACTGCGGCTTCTGCCCATTTACGCCCTTCGGGATACCACACCATGCCAGACCTAAATATATCTGATATTGCGTTGACACGCGCTATTTTATCGCCTGTACCGCGATGTGGGGTAAATTCTTGTACGGGGATGCCCAACCGCCGAAGTTCTTGAAACAGCGGTATACCGTTGGATTTCTTCTCAACGATGAACGAATCAGGCTCCCACTCTTTGTACTCGCGCATTGCCATCTCTTTTAGTTCAGGAAACTCTACTCGTATATTGATGGCATTTAGCAACATAATATTCGCGCTGCTCTGGGTCAGATTATCGTCTGAAAATACGCCCCATGTCAGAAGCGCAGTAAAGTCAGCGCGGTTGTTAGTCTCAGCCGCCGCGTCTAGCGTCATAATGATGTATTCACATTGTGGTGGGTCTTCCCGTTCCCACTTACGCCACCACTCGCGCTTAACAAGCGCACCCTCTTCAGCGGTCGGATTCTGTTGATACTGCGCATTCCACTGAAAGAGTGGCATGGACGCTTTGGTGCGGTGTAGCGCATCAAGGTCGTAGAACTCAGGCCAAAGCGCCTTTTCATCGTCGGTGTTTTCGTTAAATATGGCAGGAAACTCAAACAACTCATACTGATCCGCCAAGTCCGTGCGCGACATATCTTTAGCAAGCTTGCCAATCAGGTCATTCGGATGCCACCGCGTGTGGACAATAGCCACCTTGCCCTGAGGCATAAGGCGCGTGCGTGCGCCGTACGTAAACCATTCATACACCCGATCAAAGACTTCATAGTTTCCACTTAATACATCTTGTTCTGAAAATGGATCATCCACAATCAAGAAGTGCGCACCGCGACCTGCAAGGGCTGACCCCACACCACAGGCAAAGTATTCACCGCCCATGTTGGTGTTCCATCGCCCCGCGCTCTTGGAGTCTGGTGCAAGGATGACCGCAGGGAATATCTCTTTGTACGCATCGCAGTCCACGATGTTGCGCACTTTGCGCCCAAAGTCCACCGCCAGATCACCGGTATGAGAAACCATCAACACTTTCTTATCAGGGTTTCTACCTAGATACCACGCAGGAAAATATATAGACACCATCTGCGACTTACCGTGGCGTGGGGGCATGCTGACCCCAATACGGTCTTCTTCACCACGCTCCATTTTCATGAGCAAATCACCCAAGCGGCGGGTGTGACGACCAACCTTAAAGTTCGGGTCCATTGCCTTGCAAAACTCAATTAAGTCATCGTGGCGAGTCTGCGCAACCTTACGGCGCTCCAATTCCTCAAGCGCGGCTAGGACTTCTGTTAGTTCCTCCGCCTTTAGCAGGTGAAGGTTAGCGTGTAAGGTGGTGAGTTCGTGCTCAGTTAACATCGCGAACGATGGCATCTTCTATGGGTTGCGCGGGCATGCCCATGAGTCTTGCAAGCTTGTCGCGCACTTTGGTTTCTAGCTCATCTGCCGACTGATGGCGCACGGTAATCTCTGTACGCTCAGTGAATAGCCCAACCTCACTGATCTTACCTAACAGTTCAAGTGCCCTAATGCGGTTTTTGTTTCCGGGGGCGGCTTCTTCTATTAGGCTGTTGGTGACGAACTGACGGATTTGCACAGCCGTTTCCACGACCTCGTGGTCGTACTCTGCAAGCAAGGATCGCAAATACACCGCAGTTGCCGAGCGTTGCACATCGGCGGGGGCGGCAAAGTCACGTAGTACATCACGAGCAATGCCTATATCAACCTTAGTAACGGGTTCGGGGTCGCCAAATTCTGCAACGAACTGTGCAGAACTAAACATAGCGCGAGCTGCGGTATGGACATCGGCGGGTTTTGTGATCCCTTGTCCCACGGGCATACTAAGTTCAGGAGTAAGCGAAATGTACACGGCGCACCTTTTAAGGCGTTGTGGTCGAAGTATAGCAAAATTTTTTAGAAAAAAATATAGTTGGGGGCGGATAAAAAGACGGGGGGGGTCTCTGTGTGACTTGGGGGTTTGTGGTCTATGTTCTTCTGAAATACAGTGCATAGGGGAGGAGGGCGTCAACGGCCAAAGCGGGGGGTGCGGGGCGGGTGGGTCGGTCTCGCGGGCGTTTGCGCATCACGCGTGGCGTCACATGCGTCAGGCGCGTGGCGTGATGCGCGCGTCATGCGCGTAAAGACTGCGCGTGGCGTGGTGTGAGGCCATCCGACACCCAAGGCAGCGAGCGGTACGCGCGTCATGCGCGTGGCGTGACACAGGCGCGTAGGCGTAACGTGATGCGCGAGCGTGCGCGTAAAGAGAACGCCAGCCTAGGCGCGTGGCGTGATGTGCGAGCGTGCGTGGCGTGACGTGGGCGCGTGCGTGACGCGCGTACAACCTGGCCTAAGGATTACTTATCCTCATACCGGTATGAGGATGCTGTGAGGATTTGTGAGGATTATCACTTGACAATGTAAAGTAATCCCGAATATACTGGAGGTTCTCTAGGTTTTCGCCTAGGGGAAACAAGTAAACACACAAGGGAAATACATCATGTCACAAGCAAAAAAACCCGCAGCAAAAACGCCCGCAGTGAGCACTGCAGCGCTCGCGTCAATTGGGATCATCGCGACCACAATGTCCACAGTCGCTGCCGCGCCTGAGACAATTCAAATCGAAGTGAACAAAATCCGCAAACTCAAAGTAAAAATGGGGACAGTAAAACAAAATTGCTCGCTCGCGTTGAAATTCAAATCGACATTCGATGCTGCAAAAACTGCGAGCGGTAAACCCCTAAGCGCTGCGACCCGCGACAATTACATGGCGGAAGTTCGCAAGTCAATAAACGAGGGCACGAAGTTCAGTTTCAATACCGCACGTGAAAAGGCACGTGCCAAGGTCGCAGCGACCAAGGCAGCAGCGCGACCCGCAGACGCCACAAGCGCCACAAGCGCCACGCCTACCGCGACCACAAGCACCACAAGCGCGACCACAAGCGCGACCCCTACCGCGACCACAAGCGCGACCCCTACCGCGACCACAAGCGCCACGCCTACCGCGACCCCTACCACGCCCGCGAGTGTGCCCACGCTGTCCATTGTCAAACCCAACAGCATTAACCAACCCGCGCACGCGCAACGCGAGATAGGCAAAGCGCTCTGTGCAGTTCGCGCAGCGTGCACGCAGGAAACGTGGAACCAAGTTCTGGTTCTTAACCCTGCACTCGCGAAGCTTGTGGACATGTGGGGTGATACGTGGACACCCGCAGCGCCCGTGCCTACCGCAGCGCCCGCGACCAAAAAGCGTAAAGCAGCGTAAACCCTGCGACCCCTAGGGGTCGCGACCCTTTGACCCTGCCACGTGGCAGGGTTTTTTTGGTTCAAAAAACCCCTAAGTTTTCCTTATCCTCATACCTGTATGAGGATCGACACGTGACCACGACCGACACGGTGTGCACCCACGCATGCTGCCCAAGGTACTATCCTAACAAGGCAGCAGCACCACGCCACAGCACCCCAAACAGGCACTAAGGAAAACCACCAAGCGTGTTCCAGTGTTCCGGCATGTTCTGGGATGTTCTGGAACACGGCAACCATGACAATACAAGCGCACAATGCGTTTATAGCATCACAACGCATCATCGCAACAAGGGAAAAGCAAGCCTTTTTCTTTCTATTATTATTATTATATTTATTATATTTATAGTAGTAGTAGTGGTTAGTCTGTTCTGGCTCTAGCACGATGGCGTTCCTGTGGCGCAGCTAAATAAGTCTACACTTAATTAGGTCTTTTTTTGGCGTTCGTCGTAAAAGGGCTGGAACATCGGAACACGGCCGCAAAAACGCCTGAAGACCCGCATAAACAGGGCATCTGCATGTTCCAGAAAACTTTACACTGTCAATAAGTCCCGTCACACTCACCATAAAAACGCAGCACCACAATAACAACCATAACAACTTATGTTCCAAGATTTCACCTCAAAACCGCCAAAAAACCCTAATCTCACCCTCGCCGACTCTCACCAAATCGGGTCAGAAATGACCCAAATCATCACCGAAACCGTGTTAAACTCCATCAAACCCCCACCAAACACACTCAAACAGGACTGCAAATCATGGACAATCTCACCGATGTTCTAGCAAAAATCAAATCCGACATGGGCGATGTCAGCAAATATCGGGTGTCATCCCCCGAAGAAGATGCCGCACGCAAGGCTAAATACGAAGCCGACCTTGCAGAAAAACGCTCTTATTTGCGAGGCTTGCGCAACGCAATGGCGGAGGAGTGTGTGCGATTCAACGCCGACTGGAGGTTCAAACCCAAGGCATCTGCCACTACCCGCGACCCTGCCGATGCACTTGTGACGCAACGCGAACGCATACAGCTAACCCAAGATGAGTGGGATGCACTGCGCGAGCAGGCTACCTACGAGATGCGCACCCTTGCAAACCACGTGAGCGTGGTGTTGCGTAAACACTTAGGAACTATCCAAGGCAGCAGCACCAAGCGACCCATCGGCAGACCCCCTGCCCCCAAACCGCCGCTCTATTTGCAGCCGTGGAACCCCAACATCTGGGAGGATGACCTAGGTGCATGGCACACGACCGCTGCCGAGCGTAACCCCAAATATACCGCTGCCGAAGTACGTGTGGCACACGACCTGTATCTTGAGACCCTTTTTGCACACCTGCAACGCGTGGGCTTCCCTCATCCCTTCAAGGCAGGGTTCACAGCGATCTAAGTGCTTGATATAACACAAAATAACACTTGACAAAGTAAAGTACACCGTTTACAATGGAAGGGTAGTAAAAGTCAGTCAAAACCAACCCATCCTCATACCGGTATGAGGATAAAACGTACCACCTGCGATGAGCAGAGTACCAACCACTACACACATAAACAAAGGAAATATCATGGCACGTATCAGTCACCGCACCCCTGAGTACAGCACCACGGCAAACCCTGCACACTTGCAAGGCACTTTTGCGATCAGCCGAGAGTTTCGCGATCGGGCGTTTACCCCCATCCACAACACCGAGATGTACCACGTTACCCGCTACTACAAGGACACCTACACCGCAGTAGACCGAATGATGCAGGTTTTCTACAACAGCCGCACGTGGTATCCCCGCGAGATGAGCCGCGCCTCCATGCACCCAACCATCGTCAAGATGCTCAATAATCCTGAGCAAGCGCAGTACCTAACCGATTGGCGCGAGATGGTGCTTGAGTACCCCCACGTAGCTGACCTTGATGCTACCAAGATTGCGTTCACCGAGAACGAAGCCAAAGGTGTTGCCGACAGGCAGACCGTGACTACACTGGGTAAGTACATTAAACGCCATGCACCCAACATCCCAGATCATGTATTGCGCGATATGGTCATGCTAAGTGTTGCTGAGGTTGTGCTTGTCCATGACCTACAAGAGATGATTGATGCCGTGCAAAACGGCCCAAAATCCTGCATGCAGGGCGGCTTCAGGACTCACCCCTATAGCGTCTATGACCCGCAGTATGGGTGGCACATGGCGGTGCGCCGTGAGGGTAGCAGCATCGTGGGTCGTTGCCTGTGCCTAGACCACAACGGTCGCAAGCTGTTCGTGCGCTCGTACCGCACCAATGAGAACGGCTACTCACACAGCGATGAGGGCATGAACGCATGGCTAGAAGAGCAGGGCTATACCCACGAGAGCGGGTGGCCGAACGGGGCGCGGGTGGCTGAGATATGGGATGGCGGTGAACTTGTGCTGCCCTATATTGACGGCAACGAGAGCCACGTGTGTGCACATGGTAAGTACTTAACCATCGACGAGAACGGTGACTACGATGGGTGTCAGACCAACGGCTATGCTGAATCAAGTGGCGATCAGGTGTCGTGTGCGGATTGTGGCAATGATTTTGATGAGGATGACGGGTGTTATGTTGGTTACCATGAGGATCACCACGTGTGTAGTGATTGCGAGAGTGATTATTCCTATGCGTATGGTCGTAACGGTAACCAATACTACGTGCCCGATGATGACATTGTGTACGTAAACGATGAGAAATATCACTCTGATTATCTTGACCACTACAACATTGTCTATAGCGAACATGACGGCGAGTACTTTCTAGTTGACGATTGCGTACTCCTTGACAATACAACGAGCGACTGGGTGCACGTCAATAGCGTTACCCATAAATATTTCGTATGCCTTGATGAGGATGATAACGTGTACGGGTACCGTGCAGATTGTTGGCAGTGCGCGGGTACTGACCTGTGGTATTCAAGCGATACGGGCAGCGACTACTTCGCCCAGAGTTGGACAGGCGCAGATGGCAAGCTGTACCACGAGGATCAATTGCCCGAAGCAGACGAGGATGACGACCGCACATTTCCCTACGACTCAGTATGTACCGCACTGTTTCACGGTGTCGAATTGCACTGCCATCACGTCACGCAGTTTATTGACAAGCTATACGCTTAACCTCATACACGTATGAGGATGACAACCATGTACCCTTACCCATTTCCTACACAAACACATAAAGGATTTACCATGAACATTACTAAAGAACGCTTGGCTTTCGTATCCCAGTTCTTCTCATACATGCGCCCTGAGGGTGGCGCGGGTCAACAGTGGTTCGAGGATCGCTACATCGACACCATACCCTACACATGGAAAGATGCCGCAGGCAACACACACCTCGACTTGCGTGAGAGCAAGACTAACCGCACGCTCTTCGTTGCACACACCGACACGGTGCACAAGGTTGACGGTCGCCAACAACCCATGATTAACGCTCACATGATGACGTGTGACCTCACCGACACGGTGGCTACTTGCTTGGGTGCAGATGACGGGGCGGGTGTGCTTATCCTGCTACACCTCATCCACAACCGAGTACCTGCCTACTACATCTTCACACGTGGCGAGGAACGTGGCGGCATCGGTGCTAACCATCTGGCTACGGTGTACCCACACCTGCTTGCTGAGTTTGATCGGGCTATTGCCTTTGACCGCAAGGGTACATCATCTGTCATCTCACACCAAGGGTGGGGTAGGTGCTGCTCTGATACCTTTGCCGATGCGCTCAGCGACAAGCTATCCAATGACTGGCTCATGTACGCCCCCGATGATGGTGGTGTGTATACCGACACCGCAGAGTTTGTTGACATCATCCCTGAGTGTACGAACATCAGTGCAGGCTACATGCACGAGCACACAACTAAAGAGTCGCTCAACATTCAGCACTTGTTTGACCTCATGGAACAGGTAGTTATCCTCGACTGGGATGCCCTGCCTACCGAGCGCGACCCGTCTATCAAAGAGACGCTGCCCATGCCTGATTACTACGGTCTTCACGCTGCCTACGATGTGGGTACGTGGTATCGCCCCCAACCCAAGACGGGTAAGGCTAAGTCCAAGGACAGCCCAAGCTACGACTGGTGGGATGACATCCAAGACTACTTGGCCTTTGCTTACGATGCCGTGTGCAGCGCAGAGGATGGGTATCCCGATGAGTTGTTGTGGATGACCGCAGAGGTTGTCATGCCCGATGATGCCGACATTATTTACAAGCGCATCTGGAACGCCAAGCCTAGTCGCGACCTGCTCAAAGCAACACGCAAGGCAATCGACAATGCGTGGGATGTCACGAGCGTAGACGATGCACTCAATAAGTTTTACGTAGACCTGCTCGATGAGCAGTTGATTAACCCAACGTGCGATGAGTACGCACACTAGGAGAACGATGATGACTGACTTTGAAAAGATTGAACTAGCGTTCGACATGCTAGAAGATGCCGAGGTCATGCAGGAGTTTGATGACTGCGTGTGGGTCAAGATTGATAAGGGGTTGTGGGATGAGTTCAACGCGCCACCTGCGCAACCAATCGCGGTCGACTTGCCACCGCAGTGCACTACACCTTATATGAATGGGGATATTGAATGTTAATTGCAGCAGAGTTTTACAGTAAGGGCAAGACACAAACCCGTGTGTTTAACCCTGAGAACATCGTGTACATGGATGAGACAGGCGTGCTGCTTGCCGTGGGTATCCATGCCATGTGGTCGGGTGATGAGTACCACCGTGTTGTTACGCTGCTTGCAGCAGAGGGGATATTGTTATGACAGCACAAGAACTAATAGCACATTTAGCTGAGCTACCGCCGGATACCATTATGTTTGCTTGGTTAGATGGTAGTCGTTATTCAATAGCTGACGCATTACCTGTTGACATGTGGGATGACTTCCACGCAGACATTAACTTAGAGGACGCATGATGCACATCATTAAGGAAATCATAGACACCCTAGTCGTCATGGTGTTGGGGCTAGGCTTATTTCTTTTTGGTATGGAGGTGTTGACATTGTAAATAGATAGCAGTACAAACGAGTTTCAAATCAAAACAAGTAATTAAACACAACTAATGGAAATAACGTGGACACAACTAAATCAGTAACAGCTACAGCATTATCACGCGCAATCGGTCTACTCACAGCACTCAAAGCAGACTACGTTATCAAGCTGCCCGATGCCGAGCCTATTGTGCAGGGCAACATACAACTCATGCCTACCAAGCCCCCCAAGGGCAAGCGCCGCCCGCCTACTGCACCGCATGGTGCATACACACGCTACTGCCGCGAGAAGGGGGTGGATAAGATGCAGGTGGGTGATGTGTTGTCGTTCACGACTGACGCGCTAGATGTACAACGCGTGCGTAGTGTGGCGAGTTCGCTAGGTGGCAAGACCTATGGTGATGGCGCTGTTATCACAGCCGTACACGGCGACATTGTGGAAATCCTGCGCGTGCAGTAACCCCATCGCATCCTCATACCCGTATGAGGATGCTTTTTTATTTAGCTACTATCCTAAAGGCTACACAATGGATACCACATTCGACGAACGTGTCGGTGATTTACATAAAAAACTAGACGCTGTTGTTCGTTCTTTTGCACCCAAATCTACGCCTGAAACTGTTAATGTTGCGCTGTCTGCTCTCAATAGTTTGGCAGTCGTGCTCGCAGTACATAACAACGTAGACCGACAGTTTTTTCTTGATGCTGTGATGTATACCTTCGACCAATACACCGCGCTTGTTACCCGTGCGCATGACCAAGGAGTTCACTAACATGAAATGCAAAGTAAAGATAGGCTGCAACTATGAACCCAAGTGGTTTGAACGTAGGCAGACAAGCGGGTGGTACAGCGGGAAGAACCCTCCACTTGATTACGATGCCATGCAGCTACAAAACTGCCTATTAGGCACTGGCGTAGCAAAGCTTTGGAAAACACAATTAGCTATTGCTTCCGTGTGTACAGTTATCACGCTGTACTTTGCATGGTGCTATGGGGTGTTTGGATGAACCAAACGCTAACACGGTATCGTGATACGGTTGGCGTGGTATTGCTTAAGATATTAGATTGGTTTAAATATCCCGCGCTCATGCCGCCTGTGTATGACTACATAGGCGAGGCAGAACCGCCCCCGCCAAAAGAAAAACCCAAGCCTACGTTTCCGCAAACACTCAGCGATTTGCTTGACAACATCGAAGCCACATTCGACACGTACAAGTTAAAGTTCAGCCCAAATAGCTGGCTTAGTCGTGATGAGTGTATTGGGTTGCGCAAGCTAGGGGCGCATATACCTGAAGATGGCATCATGGGTAGTAAGGATGACGTGCGTAGTTTTTTGATAGAAAAAAATTTAGTAAATGCAAAACATAAACCCGCTATGTTTTTGATATCAGCAGGCAACACAAAAGACGTTGACGGTACATTGAAGTGTATGTTTGGTATCAAGCACAAGAAGCTACCGTGGCACGTCAAGCGGGTAGAGGGCACGCCCTATGTGTTTGGTATGGCGCATAAATTTATGGACAATCTGTTTTGGATATACGCATGGGTGGTCATCACGCCCGATAACAAGGTGGTCTTGTGTGATGAGATGCGCCTTAAACCCGTCAAGGTGCTGAACAAAGGCACGTATATGCGTAAAGAAGTTGGGATGCCAGAGCTTGCGTACTCATTAAACGATGGTGACGTACCCAAAGATGAAGTTGTTAAGGCAGCTTTTGTTTTTGCCTTTAACTACTGGGTCAAGCGTGCAGATCGGTGGAGCGTATCCGTTTCGCATCGGGGTGAGCGACTCACGTTTGGTGTAGATAAAGAGAACACCAAAAAGTATTTTGCCAACCGTGACAAGAGCGTCAAGACCGAATCAGGCCGCACCAAGAAGATTGTGCATTTTGTGAATGAACATGAACGTATGGTTAAGGGTAAGGTATCCAAGGTGCGCGAACACATACGAGGCTTGAGTGTGTTTGACTGGAGTGGGTACAAATGCGTTGTGACTGCGCCTGAGTTTCACTATGCAGCAAGCATCAAGTTTGATCTAGCACCTGATCTAGAAGGGGTTGATGTGGAAGACGTTTCAAAGGGGTACATGGGCATGAGTAAGGTAGGTCACTTACTTGCACAACGTGAGGATGCAGACTCAATGCGGAGGCATACATGAGTACATCAAGCGAAGTCATCGAGTGGGTTGGGTATTTTTACCTTGCGATCTGCCTAATTTTATGGGTGATGCTATGAGCAAAGAACGTGATGATGAGTTTGAATTGTGGTGGCGCGGCGAGGACGAAGAGTTCCGCGATGAGCTACGTAAGAAAGATGCCAAGCGTATTTGGGATGCGGCGTTTAAAGAGGGCGGTCGTATGCCGTGGTGGTCAATCAATCAAGAGCAATGGGCTGTTCTAAACAAGAAACTTGGGGGTGAGAAATGAA